AAAAATGGCTCTACCGATTATTACTGCTGACCAAACTTTATTAGTTCAAGCAATTATTGTGTACCTATACGCTGATCCGGGTTTAGGTAAATCATCGATGGGCTTTACTGCGGAAAAAGCAATTTCTTTTGACTTTGACCGTGGTGCTCACCGTACTGGTGAATTACGGCGTGGTGCAGTCGTACAGGTACAACAATGGAGTGATGTAGCTAACCTTACTCCGCAGGACTTAGCACCATATAAAACTGTTGTCATTGATACCGTGGGTGCAATGCTTGAATGCATTAAAACCCATCTATTGCTAACTGCTAATAACCGTCAAAAAGATGGCTCTTTAAAGTTAAAGGCTCAAGGTTTAGCGAACCAAACGTTCAAGCAATACATCAATACTTTGATCAGTTTAGGTAAAGATGTTGTTTTCATTGCACACGCATCAGAAGATCAAAACGGTGATCAAATTATTTACCGCCCAGATCTAGGTGGTAAAAACCGTAACGAGCTTTACCGTATCGCAGATGTCATGGGTTATCTAACAACTGTTACTACTGGTGAAGGTAAAAATGCCCGCGTTATTAATTTCAAACCTTCGCCTACACATCATGCGAAAAACTCAGGTGCTTTAGGCGGTGAAACCGGTGAAGTATGGGTACCTGATCTTAAAGCACACCCTACTTTCTTGGCTGACCTGATTACTCAAGCTAAAGATCACATTAACACCTTAACGCCTGCACAACTTGCAGCAGCTAAAGCCCAAGAAGAGCTAGAAAACTGGAAACAAAGCTGTGAGGAAGCAGAGCATGCAGGTGACCTTAATCAATTAACTGAGTCGCTTGATAAAGAACATATGTATTACCAGAACATGCGCCAAGCAATGTTAATGAGGGCTAAAGCATTGAATTGCACGTTTGATAAACAACGTGGCACTTGGATTAGTCCACCAGAATTTAACGGTATCTCAGATCAACAAAGAGACGAACTTCAAAACTTTATTGCTGAACGTGGCCTAGACGTAAAAACAGTATGTGAGCACTTAGGCATAGATGCCCTCATTCAAATAGAAGCGGCAAAACTAACTGCAGTTAAACAAGAAATTGAAACCTTAGCGAAAACGGGGATGACAGCATGAATAATCTAATCACTGCAGCTGAAGCATTTGCAGCTCTTCAAAAAGGTAAAACTGTTCTTTGTCGTCCTATTGGAGACATGTTGGACTTTTCTGACTTAGATCAATTCCCCGCTTCTGTTTTTGGTAAACCGGGTTTTGAATTCTGCATCAAAATCGAAACTATTGAGCTGGCTGGCATTACATTCACAAAGCCATTAACTATTGATGAGTATGAAGAAGGTCAGGATGTTTTTGTAATTACTACATATTCGCCTTCTATTTACGTCGTGAATTTTAAAACCACCGCATTAATTGATTCTATTAACTGTGGCTTCGTTCAACGTGATGCAGAAAACGCCAAGCTTCAATTAAAAGCACTGTCCAAAGCGTTAGGTTTTGAAGTTAGTGACGATTTAAGTGTTATTCGCTTAGGTGATGAAAAAAAGAAACAGCGTGGCAAGAAATCAAAAGCAGAAAAGCCTATTGAAGTTATTTCTGCAGAAATTCAACCAACAATTGTTATTACCGAACAAACAAATGTCACCACATCTGAGGATCTGTTAGTTCCAGAAACTAACGAGCCTAAAGTAGATCCAGAATATCAGCAAACCCTAGATACTCTTCTACAGCGTGTAAAAGAGTCAAAAACACCTGCAGAAGTAAATGCGGTTTATCGTTATACCCGCACATGGGATGACGAACAAATGAAGCCTATCCTTCTCGCCACTCACAAACGTCTTGAAGAGCTAGAAAAAGAAAAGGCATCTGCTAATGAGCCACCCTCTTTAATGGTTCAAATCCAAACTGCACCAGACCTTACAACGCTAGATGCTTTGGAAATAGATGTGGCCGCACGAGATCCACAGATTCAATCACGACTCATGGATTTTGTTAAAAAACGTCGCTTTGAGTTAGAAAATCCAGCAGTTTCTCAACCAGAAGCAGACCCTGATTATCTATTAGTGGATGGCTTCTAATATGAAAGATCAGTACAAGAAAGTGAGTCAAAAACACATGCTTGGCTTTATGTACTACTTGCAATTGCTGGGCTATGTAATAGTCCGGCAAGGCATGGATCAAGCGATGTTTCTAACAAAGCATTATGCGGTACCAGTCGCTTGGCGCCGCATAACGATCGACTATCACAACCGATTAAATAAACCAGCACAACAACTTTATAAAGAGTTTGTTGAATGGACTAAAGAAGAATATTTGAGGGCTTAGGTAATGATTGATTTAAAAACTAAACAAGCATTTTGGGCTGAGCAATTGCCTATTTTTAAAGAAAAATATTGGATTCCCGAACATTTAGATGTCCTCGAATTCGATATGAATGGCGGCTGTTTTGATATTGCTGAAGGTGTCAAAACTGATCTAAGTGAAGAAGACCTTTTTGATGTTTACCATCGTGTAAATAGTGGTTGGGCAATGTGGAAGAAAGCTGTAGATTTCATGAAATCCAAAGTTCCAACGTGGATTAGCGTGACTGATGAATTGCCACCTACTGACATAATGGTACTTATTTGTTGGGCAGATGCTCCTGATGTCACCCCAGAACAAGACTATATGACTATTGATGAGGATTTAAATAGCGTATGGGCAAACTATCAAAATGATCCACCTTCACATTGGATGCATTTTCATAGTGTGCCAAACGTATCGGGAGCTGAACAATGAGCATAACACTTAGCGGTCATCAACTAAAAAGCCTTCTCGAATTTGTAAATCCAGATGGTGAGAAAGATTTAGATCAACTTGATACTGAACTAACAATTAAATTCTTTGAAGATGGCCACAGTGGAAAAGGCTATTACTTTTGGATGACCGAATATCCAGATGAAGGTGCAATGAAGTTGGATATTGAATCGGGAGCTGAAGGATGAGCAAAGTTATTGGTGAAGTTAATTTGAGCCCTAGCAGTATTGAAGGTACTCCGGATCAGGTAGCTGTTCATATTTTTGAAAAAATCATTTGTCCAAGTACTGAGGAGCTTCTCAAAAATAATCCTGAGGCTGCAAAGGTTTTTGCATATCACATTTTTGGTTTAGCACTGTCTCAACTAGCAGAGTTTCATTCAACCAAAAGTCTAGATAAAGCTGTAACCGTTACTTTGCATAACCTTTTGCGCCAACTGAACAAAGAACGTAATGAATTGAAAAATTAAGGAGGTTCAAATGTCTTGGTATTCTTTACGACAACTCGCTAAGGAACTTGGTATGGCTCCAAATACATTTAAAAAATATTATTTGGAGAAATTCCCGCCAGATCGAGAGTCAAAAACTTATAAGGGATGGACTTCTCAATCTGTAGCAAAAATTAAAACTGCAATTCAAGGCGCTAAATAAGCGCCTATATTTAAATCGTATTTTTAAATTCACTTAACTCTTTTATCCATTTTTTTGATATCAAGATTATTTCAACTAGGGAATCAATTAAGTGTTCAGGATAAAATATTCTTTGCTCTTCAAAATATTCTGTGAATTCACGAATATTTCCATGCATAAGATCATTTCTTAGCTTAATTAGATTGATCTTTTCATCATTTGTTATTTTTTTATGAAAATCTTGTTCATTACTAAAAGCTAGTGCTGAAATAGGTAAACCTTTATTTTTAGCATCAATAATCATCTCTTTATTCATAATTTTATTTACATACAATCTATCTTCTTCACCATCACTCATCAAATGAAGTGTCGATCTTAAAGAAGACTCTATTCCACATATTAGGCTTAATAAAGCAGGAAGAAAATGTCCATTTATATAGGCTTCAAGACCTTCGATAAAGTACCAGTGAAATTCTGCACCAGAGTTTTTTTGAATAAATTCATTTTTATATCTCAATTTCAAGCATTGAAAATCAGCCATTCGTGAATAATATTCTTCAATATTTAAAAAATTGTCTGGATCTAGGTTATCAATTGAACTATTTATAATATCTTCATATACATATGGATTACCCAGTAGCTTTATAAATTCAACTTCATCTTTACATCCAATAATTGTGAACCGTACCGGGTTTGTCGGAGAGTCAATATTCTGAGAGACTATCCCGATGACAAAACCAAACTATACCCCCGAAATTAGAGAAAGAGCGGTTCAATTACTAATTGAATCTGAAAAAGATTATCCTTCTACTTGGGCAGCAATCACAGCTATTGCTCCTAAAATCGGTTGTACTCCTGAAACATTGCGTGTTTGGTATTTAAAGCATCTGGATCAACTAAATCCTGCCAAAGTACAACAGATATCTGACCAAGAAAAAATGAAGCAAATGGAACGTGAAATTAAAGAATTAAAACGTGCCAATGAAATTCTACGCAAAGCA